AGCGCAAACACGCCCTACATCGTGGGCGAACGTGGGCCGGAGCTTTTCGTTCCTTTCCAGCAGGGCAATATCACGTCAAACGAAGACTTGGAAGCACAGATGCGTGACACCCGCTCTGCGGATATGGCATTCTCTGGCAGCAGTAGCAGTTTCCAGCAATTGCAATCAGTAAACCTGCCGTTTACGCGCAATGCCGAGCAGTCATCAATGGTTGCAGCCGAACGCGAAACAGCACAAGCAATAAACAACCCTGCTCCAATTAACGTACGTTTCGAGTCACAGGTGATAAATGGCGTTGAGTATGTGACTGCAGAACAGCACCGTCAAGGAATGACGCAGGCAGCCGAACGCGGCCGAGCAATGACGCTGACGACGCTGCAGAATAGCCCTAGAACTCGCAGCAAGGTTGGCATCTGATGAGCGCATACGCATTTGTCAACTACGTTCGTTTTAAGACTCAGGCTGATGCGTATACCGGCACGGCATATCAAAATTTCAGCGTCAATCAGACACGCACTTATAGCGGTGTGACCTATAGCTTTGCACCGTTTGCCGTTTCGTCTGGCGGAGGGGCTCGCGGCGGTGAACGCTCCAATGCTGCCTTGGTTGCTGGTACGGATGCGATCTCTGTAAATTTGTTTGCAGAAGCGGTGCAAAACCGTTACATACTAGAAATCAAGACTGTCAGCCTCGACCCACTGACGTTTGCAGACGAGGCGTTAATTTCAACAGAAACATGGCGCATCGCCTCTTACGAAATGGACACAATAACAATCACCATGCGTTTAACATCACCTCTTGATGCAGTAAAAGCTCAAATACCTCGGCGCACTTTAAGTACAGCATTGGTTGGAGCATTACCAACCAGCGGTGCATTGGTTGTGGGCTGATGTGGCATCGTTGGATTGGGCTTCCCCATGAGTTTCGAGCGGATCCTAATGACGGTCAAGGCGCTGACTGTCTGATTATGACCTGGCACGTTTTAGATTCTGCAGGTGTTCCACACCCTGCATTGGATGCGGAGTGGTTGAGTATGGCAGAACGCGGTGACTACGAAGCTTTAGCACTGCTGTACCGAGAAAGTACAATAGACTTGGATAAGCCGGAAGAACACGCAGTGACAATGTTCCGAGCTGCAGATCATATCGGTATCGGCGTTGTTGTGGACGGAGGTCTGTTACATGTCAATAGGCGCAAAGGCGTTCGATGGATTCCGGTGGAACGGTGTAAGAAGATGAAATACCGGAGGTTTGAATAATGCTGCCATCTGATCGTTATATAGCTGAAATCCTTGGTCTTACGGAGGCGCAGTATAGGCACTTCCAAATCGAGGCACGAAAACGCGCAGCGGAAGGGCCGCAGCCTGCTGTGATTGCGGGATTAGAAACCGCAACAGTTATTGCAATCATCAACCTTGTGATTGCCGTAGGTTCAATTGCAGTTTCTTTACTGTTAAAGCCTTCTGCGCCAAAAGCTCCGGGTGAACGGGGCCAGCCAACTCAGCGGCAAGAGGAAGGCAGCACAATCATCCGCAACAGTCGGTTTGCACCGAGGTATGGTTTTGATTCGCAGCAAGATATTGCAACGCTAGGCAGCATTATCCCGATTGTTTACGCACGCAAAGAAACCATATCTGGCGCAGATTATGGCGGCATTCGGATCAACATGCCAATGATCTGGAACCAAATCCTGAGCTTAGGCGGCGGCCAGATGATACGCGGTGTATTTTTACTCAGCGAAGGCTCGATTAGCAGTGTTGACCCAAACAACTTTGCAATCGGTAGCAGCACGCTACAAGGTTATATTTTTGACAGCAACGCTGCCACCGAAGCAGCCTCACGGGTAACGCTCTATCTAAGCAAAGACACAGGCCGTATTGCTGGGGCTGACAGAGTAGCAGGCAGGTCAAATGCCAATGATGACGGCAGCTCTAACAGCTCAGATGTATTTCAGGTGTACTGGAACGGAGCAGACCGCACAGATTTTTGCTCGTCCAACCGGCCAAGTACCCAAACAACGTTTGGTGTTTATGCACCGATTGGCAACAATCTGATGCACAAAGTAAACCCATTAATGCGCCCAGGGGTTCGCAGCCAGTCAAAGAATGCAAATGATGACGGGGACGTAAGAGTTCGATGCCCGGCTGATAGTCAGCAAATGAACCAACGGGATAAGCTTAGGGCTCCGTTTACTACATTTAGCGGTCTTAATAGCGAAAGCATAGCGGGAGACAGTGCGACAAGGACAGCCTCTGTCGGGACGACCTTGACCTACAAGGTATTTTCCGAATCGCATAGTGGTGTAATTTTTAACAACTATGACGAACCCAACGCTGACAATGACGATGCAACAGCTAAAGACATAGCATCAACAGTTGCATCAATGCAAAAAGGTTGGGATGACAGCCTTGTTGTTGGTGAGCTATACAAAATCGGAAGCGCCTTAGGTGTATGCACCAGCCGCACAGACGAAGTTTTTGTGTCTGATTACGAGATCCCCTCAGGGGGCACAACAATAACAGCAACGTTTGAAGTAGTTCGTAGTGGCCAAGTCAAAGAGCATAAGCGAACCTATCTTACCAACACTGTTTCCGTAGAATCTGGAACACTTGACGATTTACCAAATCGTGAGGTTGGGACTACTGGCGGCCACCTCTTTAAATATGCTTCTGCAAGTATTTCAACATCTAGGCCGTGCCAAGCATTTGAAGTCGGGTTCAAGTCAGTAATGGGCTCCAAAATAAACGGGCTATGCAATTTTCAAGAAGCCAAAAAATACCAAACTATAGACAATGATTTTTGCAAAGCATTTACAACAGAAGACCCAGGAGACATTTTAAATATCTTCCACCAAAGCGGCACAGTCACTACGCCGTTTGAACGTTATTCTTTTGCCCGTATCAGATGGAGGGAGTACGGATCGACTGCTTGGACTTACCTTACTAACACGTATGGATTTCGCAGCGAATCCCAGCAAGCAGCATTTAACTTTCTAAGGTTTGAGTTCACGACCAGCAAACTCAGGCAAGTTGAGTTTGAACCGTTGACAGGATTCGAGGTGCGGAATGGCCTTAACACTGGAACAACGCTGTATGTTTTAGACACTAAAAACACGCTAACAACGGTGACTGAAAATGGCTGCACAGTTGCTTTTAAGGGAGAAAGCGTAGCTTCGACAACAGCTACCTTTGGCATAAAAGAAGCAACAGCAGACGCCAATATAAGTAACTTGTACAGGTACACGTCTCAAACAACTGATCACACTCATTCAGCCGACGTTGCAACGGCCTTTACTATTTTGCTAGGCAACACAACGGCAACATCGATTTTAATGAATATAACTGCAAGTGACGAAGGCGATGTAAATCTCCCGCTGTTTACGGGGAGCTCCTTCAGTGGCACTCTTGCTGGCGTAACCGGCACAATAACCAGAACAAGCGGCAATATTAATTCTAATTCAGCCTTTACTTTTGTGGCTAGCGCACCATTAGCGGCAGATACAACGTTTGCTATCGGATCTACGTTTACTGCCTCTGGCGACAATAGATTTCATGTGTACAAGGGTATACCAAAAGTAGACGCAAATACATATATTGATGACTACGCAAAGCTTGCCGAAGCGTTTATTTATTCTGAGATTTCATGTTCTGCAGCAAGCGGCCCGGAGCACGAAATAGTTTATATAAATGAAATTGTGCCGAACAATACAGCGCCGCAATACGACAATCTTGCGCTGGCTGGCATCAACATCCGGTCATCAGCCGAGTTCCAGCAGTTCAGTCAATTTTCTGCGTATGTCACTGGAGGCCGTGAATGCACCAGGCTTTTGGGTGGAACGGGGGCCACGCATCTTTTTCCAGATATTTTGTACGACTTGATGACCAATGACCGCTTCGGTGCGGGATCATTTGTCAAGAACTACATGATCGACACCACCGAGTTCACGGCTGCAGCGCAGTGGTGTCAAGACCGCAAGTATTTTTACGATGGTGCTGTTTCTGAACCTGTCAATGTCAGGCAATGGTCAGCGGATTTAGCCGCCACGCATCTGCTGCAGTTTGGTGAATCAAACGGTAAGTATTTCCTTCGTCCTGCAATATCTTTTACCGCTGTTCCGATTGCTGCATTATTCACAGCAGGCAATATCGCCGCAGATTCATTCAAGCTTCAATATTTTGACCCGGAAGACCGTGACCCTATCCAAGTCAGCGCCCGCTACCGCGAGGAGCGGACCACCACGGATCCAACTAGCCCCGGATTATTCCCTGTGGTTCGTGAGGTGCTGGTGCGGGAAGCAAGTGCATCAGCCACGGATCCAATTGAACAGATTGACATGAGTTCTTACTGCACAAGCAGGGAACACGCAATCGATGCAGCAAAGTTTATTACCCGTATGCGGCGCATACCTCAACATGTCATAAATTTCTCGACTACACATGAAGGAGTAATGTCCAATATTGCGCCCGGTGATTACATCAAGGTTGCAATGGACGAAACAGAATATGACCAGTTCAACAATGGCGCAGTAACACCAGAAGGTGCGTTAGTAAGCACGAAAGTATTGGCGGATGGAACCTATAGCGTGGTTGCATGGGATGGAACGGAAGGAACGCCACCGGCTGACGCGACATTGACAGTTAGCAATAGCGGCAAAACTGCAACGCCCACAGGCGTGGTGTTTACTGTAAAAATTGCAAGCACTCAAATGCGGGTTTATCAAATTGAACGAATTACGTCAGGAGATGATGGATTGTTTACAATCGAAGCAATGCACATGCCTGTCAATAGCAGCGGTGTTTTAGAAGTCGCTGATGGCTTTGATACCGCTGGCAACTGGAGCATCACCTAACCATGGCGACAACATTCCCGACAGTCCAGCCAACAAGCCGGAACTTTGTTCCACCAACGTGGCCGACCAAAACACAGGCATCGCAGTCAGGTGTTATCACTCGCAGGTTGTGGGGCAGCAGGCCCAGCAGCGCGAAACTAAGCCTAAGGTTCAATAACATCAGTGATATAAGTACGGCGGAAATTCTTAGCGCATATAACTCAGCTAGAGGTTCGGTCGATAGTCTGACGCTGCCAAGCATTATTTTTAATGGTGCATCTACAGGACTGCAGCAATGGTTGGATGCGTCTGCAACAGGGGCAGGATTGTTGTGGTCTTTTAGCGAGGGATCACCACCGCAAGTAGAAAGTATTTCCCCAGGCCGGTCCAATGTGGCTGTCGAGTTGACTGCAGAGCTTAGAATGAGCTAAAGGGACCGGATTGGACTATGGCTGTCAAGACAGGCGCAACAGCTGAACTCAGGCTTGACGGCACAGCAATTGCCAAGGTGCGTGATATGTCGATTACGTTTGAAAGAGCAGCACTCGAAACGACTGGCATTGGCGAAAAAGATCGAACGTATGCTTATGGAATCCGTGGCACAACCGGCAGCGGAACTTTGCTATACGACGCATCCGATACGGCTACTCGTGCAGCAATAAACAGGTTGCTGAATGATTCAACCTCGACCAATAGCATTTCGATGGTGCTGGATACATCAACCACCGAGGGCACAATTACTGGTGACGCTTTGATCACGCAAGCTGGCACAAGCGTCAGCGTCGGCGATCTTGTCAGCATCCCAATCTCATTTACCTTCAGCGGCAAGCCTGGTGGTAGCTTCTAATGGCAGTTCTCGGCAGCGGCGGCGTTCTTGACATCAGTCGAGAAATCCCAGATGCAACGGCACTGACTTCTGCACGGTTGAACGCCAATAGCATTTCGCTTGCGAATCAGAGCTATTGGGCCGGTGACCGCATCATCATTGCTTCTGCTGATGGCGTTCCATTTGATGTCAATGGCGATGGATACGCAGATTGCCCCGACGGCCATGGCTTTTACCGTGGCTCGGCTTGGGATGTTGGTCCGTCCCGTGCGTTCTATACAGGTTCCGATACTGATGCAAGCCCGATCTACAGCTACGGCCAGTCGCTGCTAACGCAATCGGGCGACACGATCGTGACGCAGGATGGCGATGATCTGCTGTCCCCCGGCCTTGAGAGTACCGACGATTGGTACAACACTGCAGCAACAACCGGCTTGGCCACGCAAGTCGATGGCTACATGAGCCGCGATGTGCTGGATCGTATCAAGCTATGGACCACTGAGGGTGCCGCACATTCTGAGAGCGGCACGGAAAAACCGCTAGTCGGCGTCAAACCGTCAAATTTTATTATCGCGCATTACGACAACGATGCGAGCTACATCAGCGCAATCAATACTGCGGCTAATCTAATCAAGCCGCTAACGCTACCTGATTCTGAGCAGCGCCTCGAATCGGTCATTACTCTGCCTGCTGGCTTTAGCGTGGTGTGCGAAAACCGCGATTGGAAGCTGCAATGCGACCTTACAGAGTGGGTGATGAGCATCGATGCTAGTAATCTTGACACTACCGCGATTGGCGAAGCCTTTGGCGAGCACGTCAAGTCTCTGGTTCGTGGCGCTGGCAGTTTGCAGTTCTTGGCTGAACACAGCAGTGTTAATGCAGAGCAGGACAGCCTTGCCCTTCTCAGATTGGTGTTGCTGACCCAGAACCAATGCAACACAAAGGCTCGATTCCACATTTATAAGAATCGGTCAGAGCCATCACCACGCATCAATGGATCGATTTACTACGAGTGCGACATCCTGTTGACCAATACTCGCCTTAACACCCGCGCCACTGAAATCATCGCTGGCACGGCTGACTTTGTTGCCACATCTGAGATCAAGCTCAAAGTAGCAGCCTGATTCCGGCGGTGCTACGATGATCTTATCTAGTGCCTAAGTAGCGTGGCAAGTTTAGAGTTTGCAGGCGATAGTGGTTCGCTGTCAGATATTGACAGCACTCAAGGCGAATTTCGTAGCCAGTTGGCCGCATTGACCGATATGGTCAAGCAGATCGTAGGTGACGCAGCTGTCAGCCCTGGAGATACCGCACAAGCAAACCCGTTAAATGCGCCTTTCACTTTATACGTAAACCCTTATACCGGTAGCGATGATTTCGTTGGGGGTTCTTACAACGATTATGAAGCAGGATCCGGGGCAGATTTACTGGCATCAAAGCTAAAGCGCCTAGAGAAACAACGTTTAACGTGTGGGTTTAGTCCCCAAAGGCCATTTAAGACAATTAACCGGGCTGTAATTGAAGCAGCAATTATTACCAGCAAGAACTGGTATACAGACTTCACAGATGCAGGTCAGGTTGATTGCGTCAGTATTGTTCTTAGCCCTGGCGTTCATACTGTCTATAACGATCCAGGCAGCAGTAGCACCAGCCTGACGAGTTGGGGCACATCTAAGACCCCGACAGTTTCGGAGCTGATTGAATTTAATCCTGCAACTGTTGGCGGAGTTCTGTTACCCAGGGGTTGCTCCTTATGTGGTGCGGACCTGCGGAAGATTACGCTACGGCCTAACTACGTTCCAGCGATCGCCAACGAAGCGTCAGATTACAGTAATCGACTAGGGCTACTGAAAATTACCGGAACTGGTTACTTTTTCGGCTTCACGATAATGGACAAGACGGGCCTTGGGGCCAGTCACCATTTATTAGATGGCTTTCATTTTGCAAGCAAAGCCGAGCTTGATGACTTCTATACCAAAACGTTCAGTGCTGTCGGTGCTGGTGCTGATCTTAGCTCTGCTCTGACTGTCACCCGTGGCACCGAGTATCAAATTGTAGGCCCAATTGTCCAAGACGAAACACCAACTGCTGCATGGGATACCACCCGCAGTGCTTCACCTTACATCTTCAATATATCCATCCGTTCTGACTACGGCATGGGCGGAGCCTTTATGGATGGCTCGAAGGTCGAAGGTCTCAGGTCTATGGTGTGCGCGAATTTTACAGGCGTGTCACTGCAAAAAGACATGAGCTGTTGGCAGCTTTATGACGGCAGTAATTGGATAGACTCACCCACCTACGAGCAGTACATCGGAGCTGACCCAGACAACACGCGGATGAAAACGGAGCGGTTAAGCCGTCACATCAGCGCCATTAACGATGCCATCATTCAAGAGGTGTCAGTTTTCAATATTGGTCAAGGAATCGGTCATTTTACCGATCTTGGCGGCGAAATCACCGTAACGAATAGTAATTCGTCTTTTGGAGGATGTGCCGCGTATAGCAAAGGCTATAAAGGCACTGCATTCCCCAGCGACACCAACTGGGCCGTCAGTGGCATCAACGTGCCGCTTGATTTGCAAGAAAAAACCGGCAATATTCGCTACATCTATCTCGGCACGATCAGCGCAGCCACGTCAAGCAAGATCACGCTTGACGCTAGTCTTGCCGCCGATTCATCCTCCAGCGATACGCCGTCTGTTTTGCTTCAGGATGGTTATTCATTTGCAAGTGGCACCTACATCTGGGCCGAGAATCCACTCGGTGAACCTTGGTACGCACCACTTACGTCTAGCGCATGGCAATCCAGCGCACCGAATGAGATTGACATCAGCTCTGCCTTTAATGGCACGGATGCCACAACCGAGGACGGCACCAACCTGCTGCTCGGCAAGCGTGTTTACATTCGCCGCTTAGTTGACACACGCACACCAAGCGAGCGCCGTATTTCGATCCTCGCTAACAACACGGCTTCGGCTCGACTGCCGCAGCGTAACTTCATTATTCAGACTGATCCGCTTCGCACTAATGGTGCAATCAGCCGTGAGTTCACCACTACCGGTGCTGAGATTTTTGCGGTAAGTAACGCTGGCGCGGGCAACGAAACCGGCGTCACGACCTCAACAGAATTTACCCTGCGGCGATCTGCCCCGAGCACTGTATATAGCAACGGAGACTTCTACACCGCTGGATCAGTGGTGCGTGCCGATGGCAAGCATTACGTCGCCACTCGGGATGTTTACGCAACAACTACATCTCCTGACCCTGAAGTATGGCTTGAGACTTTTGTTCATACGGCATCGGATTACGACGCCGAAGATCCGATTACGCAAGAAGCGCGGCAAATAACAGTTGATACGGACACTGACACCGCCCCGTACAGCGTAGGTCTTGGTATTAACTGGTCAAGCATTTGGGCTGCTGATGAGTATCGCGGTTCAACCGATTACAAGGGTGTACACGCATTCTTGGTTGCGATCGGCCTGAGCAGTGTCCAGGCACATGCTGCTTTGGTGCCGCAAACTGCTGATGATCGCACGCTGGATCCTACCAGTGCCATCGACTTTCCAAATGCACCATCAGGTGGAGCGGCAACCGGACTTGGTAACTGGGCTGTCGAGTTTCGCCGCCCGAGCACGCTGCGCCTTTATGGCCACGCTTGGGAATGGACCGGATTCCTAAACTACTCAAAAGCTATCCCGGCAGCGCAAAAAGACCTTAGTCCGCAAAACGCTTTCACATATTATTTCACCAATGATTCTGGTGGGCGTGTCGTACCACAAGGCAGCAATGAGAACGGTTTTAACGTTACACCACGCGGCCTTGAAGACATCGAGACTGGCTCGACTCTGGCTGTCGAAAATATCGGCAGTAGCAGCATTGATATCATTGCTCAGACTGAATTTGAGAACCTAAATGTTACGGACACGCTCACGGCGGAAAATCTAAAAATCACTGGCACGATCACCGGTTTGCCGACGGTGGCCTCTGCCACAACAGATAACACTGAAGATGCTCTTGGTTTTGTCAGGCTTGCCAGCATTTCTGATCTAGAAAGCACCTCCGCGGCATCAAGCAATGCAGCAATTGACGCATCACCTGAAGCGGTTACCCTACAAGGCTTGAATTATTGGAAAAATTTCAACAACTTGTTGAGCGCCCGCAGTGGAACGCAGTACGTTTATGTCGATCCAGTCAATGGCCGGAATGCTACAACTGCTCAACTGCTCGACGAACCGCCTAATGTGCAAATGACATGGGATGGCTTGAAGTGGAGCAAAGGTAACAATCAGCCATCGAAATCCATCGTGGCTGCGGTTGGCTACATCAACGCAACATTCAGCCCAAATGAACTAGTCGAGCTTCGGATTGGACCAGGGTTTTACCTTGAGACCGGCACGCTAACAATTACATGTAAGGCGCAAGTGCGTGCATGGGATTTTGAAAACGGCACCTATTTGAATAACGACGAAGATGGCGGCACAAAGCCGTTCATGGGTCAAACGGAAGCCGGTGGCGAACGCGGCAAAGCATGGAATCAAACCCGCGCTTACCTCACGGATCCCGCAAACCATCCAATTTTCCTGTCACGCCCTTTTGTGAGATATGCGTTCAGCCCGCCGCGAGGGTTTTTAAATACGACACCATTGCGTTTTGTTTTTGAACAAGACGCGACAATCACTGGTTGCGTCTGGCTAGGTCCAATGGAAGTGCTGACTCAATCTGCCAGCAACATCCCCGATAGCTTCTTTGCGCCTTCTAATAGCGGCGTTGATATTTCTGTAATCCGAAGTGCCGCAAGGTCGGATCCAGACAATGCCTTGAATTATCTTATCAGGGATGAAATCGCCAGTCGATCTGCTGACAGCGCCACATGGGATTACATGTTTGCTATGTCGTGCATCGAAGGCAGAGGACAAATTAATATTTTTAATTGCGCTTTTGATGCAATGGCACCTGTGGAGCAAAGAAATAACGTCACGAGAAAAGACGGTATTATTACGACTTCCCAAAACTCAACAACTATCTCCGGTATTTGGATTATCGGAAATGTTAATGTAAGCAGCGATTTGCTCAGTGCGCCTGCTTACAAAGGAGTTACCGCTTATCAATATACCGGCCACCACAGAGCTTTTGTTGCAGGCCTTGAGGATCGACTGGAAGGCGAAGCTGCAGTTCTAAGCCTAGGCGGAAGTAGAGAGACATCAGGCGGTACTGGTGCGGACGCCGACTATAACTACACATGGAACAACATTCACTTGGTCAATAACGCATTAGCTTACCGGGATGGATGGATCCCCAACGCACCTCCCATCACTTCAGCGTATCTTGATGAAGATCCAACAGTTAGCACTAACTGGAAGTTGATCGGTCCAGGGTTTGTTGGATTTTTGGATACATTCAAGCGATTAGGGCAGTTTGGCCTCTTCTGGCACGATGAGTTTTTGCAATCATCGAATCACGAACAAGGTTTTGCCGGCATTTTTGGCAATATTTCGCTGCAGACTGGCGTCCAAAGAACGCGAGGGATTATCTTTATCCCCGCTGGATTTATTGGTACAGAATGGAGAAGGCCCTACTTCCTCCGCCGAGCTGGCACAACGGTCGACGCTGAAAGCGTCGGGACCATTCCTGCCAATCCGGGAGAAGTCGGCGCGTTGGTTGACTTTGATGCACTGAACGCTGAGGTGTACCCAATCAAAAAGGGTATCGATGTGGACGAGGCTATAACAGTCAGCCGAAACCTTAGACTGTAACCATCTGACCAAATCCCCATGGCCAACGTCAAAATTACTGATCTGACTGCTTACACAGATCCGGTCAGCACTGATGTGTTGCCGATTGTTGATGTTGGCAATGATCTAACCAAGAAAGTCAGTATTGCGGATCTATTGGAGAATGCTGGAACGGGTAGTGCTGGTGCGCCTTCGTTTAGTTTTGATGG